CTGAGAAATCTATTCAAGCACCTATTGCTATTCCACAAGATGTACAGGAGTTAGCACTAGGACCAGATGCGATTATGCGCTCTGCTAATCCACAAGGTATTCGTAGAGTTCCACTAGAACTACCAGCAGGTGTATTTACAGAGTCTGGTGTATTAGAGCGTGAACTTCGTATGGGTGCTCGTTATCCAGAAACTCGCTCAGGTAATATTGATGCCTCTGTTGTAACTGGTCGTGGTGTGCAAGCACTACAAGCAGGATTTGATACACAGGTTAAAGCAGCACAAGCACAGTTTGCTCGCTTGTTTACTGAGATGGTATCTCTATGCTTTGAAGTAGATGAGAAGATCTTTGGTAATGTAACTAAGCAAATTAAGGGAACCGATGACGGTACACCTTATACACTCAAGTATGTTCCATCTCGTGATATTAAAGGCGAGTATGGTGTAGATGTACGTTACGGCATTATGTCTGGTATGGATCCTAACCGAGCCATCATTGCATTACTACAAATGCGTAGCGATAAATTAGTGTCCCGTGATTATGTTCGCCGAGAAATCCCTATGGAGTTAAATGTTACGCAAGAAGAACAAAGGGTGGACATTGAAGAAATGCGTGATTCTCTTCGTGTTGCTGTTGCCCAGTATGCTCAAGCTATACCAATGCTTGCCTCGCAGGGTCAAGACCCATCTCAAGTTATTACTAGGATCGCTGATGTCATTGCGGGCAGACAAAAAGGATTACAACTAGAAACAATTATTGCTAAGGCATTTGCACCGGAGCCAGTGGCTCCTGCACCAGTAATGCCAGAACAACAAGTTCCAGTAGCAGGAGCGGCCCCCGTTCCTGCCTCGCAGCCAACTCCACAACAACAAAGCGGAGAGGCCCCTGCTGCTGGTCAACCTCAACCAGATATCGCACAACTACTCGCCTCTATCGGCGGAGCAGCATAAAAAGGGAGGTGAATAAATGAACAAGGGATCACGAGCAAAAGCAGTAGAAGCAAAGCCTGTAGAGCCAAAGAACGCACCAGCACCAACAACTGGAAAAGTATTCTTCGGATACACACCAGCAGGTCGTAAAGGCCCATCAGCAAAAAAGGGTTAAATTATTTTAGTGATAGGAGCACTGGGTGAACCAAGATAATAATCTTAATCGCCCAGTGCGCTTGTCTGATTATTTAGTAATAGTATCAGGATTCTTTTTAAACTTAACATCGGTGATAGAAGCACTTGCAGATGATCTGCACCAATTAGCTATCTATCATTCAAACCAAAAAACTTATGAGACGAAGGTCTGGCAAGACTTCGCACAAGATTTAGAAACTTTAAAGGAGGAATAATGGCAAGAGGCCCATTAGCAGGAGCATCAGGCCCTGGTAAATTCTCCAAGAGAACAGATATGTCTTTAGGATCAACTTCATACGGTGAAGGACAAGAGACTGCAATGCTTAATACTGCAGCACCTAAAGCAACTACTCGTGGTATTGCAGATAACGTAGGTGGAAGACCATCTAACCCAGTAGCACAAGTTCCAGTAACTCCATTATTTGCACCATCAGAACGTTCAACAGAACCTATTACAGCAGGTATTGATTTAGGTGAGGGTCCAGGATCTTCAGCATTAATGATGCAATCACAGTTTGCACAAAGAAAACTATCAGATGTTTTAGCAGAAATGATCCCATACGATACAACCGGCGAAATCCAATATCTTTACCAGAACGCTTTATCTAGAGGTCAATAGTGTCTGAGTCTCTAAAAGCAGCAGCATATGCGGCGGGATTATCAGCAGAAGATAAAAGAAGAATAGATAATCTTGGCAAGGCATTAGACACTCATAAGAATTTAACCAATATGCCACAAGATGTGGCTAACTCTGTTTATAAGAGTTTGCCATTATCTCAGCAACAGAATTTGGTAGACACATTTGGTACAGAATCACCAGATGAAGGACCAAAGGGTCTGCTTGGAACTGCTTGGCACTACACTGGTTATCAAGCATTTAAGGGATTACAGTTTGCATCTGACAGAGTAAGTCAAACTTATCGTGCTTTAGCTATTCCACTTATAGAAAAGAAGACACTTGGTTTTGCTTGGGAAGAAGCTGGCAAAGATGGTGAAAAGGTTTACAACACTAACCGTCTTCAAAGGGCAAAAGATAAATACACTGATGTACAAATTGGTATTGCTCAGAAAATTAGCGAAGGCGCTAATATCTCAGACCTTATTCAAGATGCTACAGAGGAAGAAAAATACTATCTTCGCTTAGCAGATCCTAGTAATAAAGAAACAAGCAGAGAAGAAAGAGAAGAATTTGAAGAGGCATTAATTGCTGTTAATGCTGCTAAGTTCTCACCTGGTCGTCAACTAGCTAATATAATTGATATTGTAACACCCGGTGATTTAACTACTTTAAGTACTCCTAAAGTTTTAGGTTTTGATATTCCATTTTTTGGAGAGCAAGGGTTTTTCTATAAGGTAGTTTCAGGTGTTGGCGATGCCTTATTCCGTCTTCGTACTGATCCATTTATTCTTGCAAGTAAAGCAAAGAAACTTTATGATCTTAATAATTATGCAGTAGGTGTAATTGCGGCTCAGGCTGCTCAAAAAGGTCAAAAGTTTGAAGACTATTTTAATGACCCTAAGACAATTGCTGTCTGGGATCAGGCTGGTAGTTATCTTAAAAAGATAATAGATAATAAAGGTAAAAACCCTCAAGCAACTGCTGAGGCAAGAAAACAACTTTCTGTCCTTGTGCCTGAGTTTGGTCGCTCTGTTATAGATGAATTTATAAAAGGACCAGTTCCTATTACAAATGCGACTACCGCTAAGGCTTGGTTTGAAAATACCAAAGATGCTATAAACATCTTATCTCAGGGTTCAGTTGCTCGCCAAAGAGTAATCTTGCCTCGTATGGACCTTAATCGTAAAGCCAGAATCAATACATTAACTTTAGCAAATAAAGTATTTAATTTTGATAAAGTATCTCCTATTATAGTAAATGCCTTATTTGGTTCACCTAACAATCTTGATGGCTTATATGACGAATTAGTTATGATGGAACCTGGTAAATTAGTAAAAGCACTAGAAGGTGAGGCAGTTAAAGGAACTGCTCGCAAATCCAGCCTACAAATTTTTAATGCTATAGATAAATTAAAAAGAGCATTTACACCAATACCAGTATTTAAAGAAAATCAATTTGACCTATTAGCAAAAGATGCTCCTGATAAGATCTATCGTATTGCTGCACTGTCATTACCTACCAATATAGCAACATTATTTAAAGAGGCATATGCAGGTACTGATGATATATCTAAAAAGTTTTCTATTTACCAATCACTTTGGGGACAAGTTGCAGACCTTAGAGGTATCAACTTAACTCCAGAAGCCAATACTGTAAGTAGAACTTTATCCCTAAAAGGTAATATGCGTACTGGTCTAGGAGATGATCCTTTATCTAGGAAAGCATTATTACCTAGCGAAATGAATACAATTGTATCTGCTCCTAATCTTGCCGATATAGATATATTAGCGGGTAAAAGCGCCTTTGCTAGAAAAGTTTTAGGAACTGCAAATAGCAAATGGGTAGAAGATATAACTGGTATCTGGTCATTCTTAACTTTGGCTGGTCCTCGCTATGCAATCCGAAATGCTGGAGAAGATTTAATGGTCGCTCTGGCTATGGGTACAAGCCCTTGGGGCTTGATAAAGCAAAAGTATACAGCTACTAGATTAAACTCAGCTCTTCAAACTGTACCTGGCTTAACCAGTGCTGAAAAGTTTGCTGCCAATCCACTTGGCGTAATGATGAGATTTATAAACAAAAAAGAATCAGAAGCAAACATTACAGCGATTAAGGCTCTTGATGCTAAAATTGTTGCTGGAAGAGAAGAATTATTCCAACTTAAAACACAATTAAGATCTTTAGATCCAAATTCAAAAAAAGCAAAAGCGCTTAACTTAAAAATTGCTGAAGTAGAAGAAAGCATTGAAGGCGGAGTCGCTGGACAAACCAGACAGATACTAGCTGAGGCTTTATCTAAAGGTAAGATAGATAGATTCTTACGTAACTTTAATATCAAAATGATAGACGATGAATCTATAGACATTTTGAAAGATCAAATTATCTATGGAGATATAGATAACCTACTATCTTCAGTATCTGAAGGCGGTATGAACTTTGCCTCAGGTGCTACCTATAATGAAACTGTATTGCAGTTAGTTAAAGATCTTGGTGTCGGAGCACAGCCTCTTAGATTAGATTTGACTACTGCCACTAGACAATATACTCAAGCAGCAAATATTGCAGGCTTTGGTACTAGAGCGATTACTAGTGATAAGAGCGAAGCATCTTTAATTGGTTGGCTATTAAGACTTTCATTCTATGGAAATGATGAGCTAGGTTCTGTTGCTCTTGCAAATGTAACCTTGCCAGAGGATAAAGCAATTGGAATTATTGTTAATTGGTTGAAAACCCCTAGAGGACAACAACTTAAAAAAGAAGCAACTGCTGTTAGTGATCTAAAAATAGATGATATAACTTATGCTACAAAGGTGTATCAAAACGCTAAAGATTTAGTTACCCGTAGAAAAGATGGCGAAATTAACGTAGATCTTTTAAATAAGATACGTCAATTAGATCCAAACAAACCACTGGGTGATACTGATAGTTATCTCATTACTGGCAAACTAGGCTTAGATGATGTCCAAAATATAGATATTGAAGATATGCCTTTGGAGTATGTAGGACCAGAATTAATACCAGTTGTTGATGCAGACAAGAGAACATCTAGTCTTATCCAAAATGGTTGGGTATGGCTTGGTCTTGCCAACGCCCGTATATCTCGTCAACCTATGGCACTTTATGAGTCAGTTCGTATTCGCAAAGAGATGCGAAGCCAAGGTTTTGAAAAAGCATTTATTGATAAATGGACTGAGGGTATTACTCAAGGAACTCCTGAGTACAAACTAGCAATCAATAACGCTAAAAAAGAATTGGCTAAGGCTGCAGAAGAAAGAGCTATTACACAAGTTCTATCTTATGTAGATAATCCTTTGATTAGATCTCAAATATCTTTTTCAATGCGTAACTTTGCTAGATTCTATCGTGCTCAAGAAGATTTCTATAGACGTTTAGGTCGTCTTGCTAAGTATAATCCTGAGGCTTTTCAAAAAGCAGCATTAACTTTTGACGGTATAGATCATAACGGATATATACAAAAAGATGACCAGGGTAATCCATACTTCGTATATCCACACTTTGCTCCAGGATACAGAGCGATGCAAGGTGCTTTAGAATTTATGGGGATACCACAAGACTTTAAGGTTCCATTCCCGGTACAATTTGGTGGATCTGTAAAGATGTTAACACCATCTTTAAATCCCGATTCAATACTGCCAACTTTCTCAGGTCCTTTAGGTGCTTTATCAGTAACTATGTTATCTAATGTAGTTGATTTTCTACCGTTTGAAGGTTCAGATAAAGCAGCAGATACTATTACTGGAATGGCTTTAGGTAAATATGCTGTTGATCAACCATTAATTTCTAGGTTAATGCCTGCTCACGTTAATAGAGCATTGTCTGCTTTATCTCAAGATGAAAAAGATTCCCAATATGCTTCTGCTTATCGCAAAGCAGTAACTTATCTTGAAGCATCTGGTAATGGTATAAATCAAAAGACTGATGAATTTGGCAATCTAGTACCACCAACAATTGCTGAACGAGAGGCCTATAGGGAGAAAGTAAAGAATACTACTTTAGCTATTCTTGCAGTTCGTTTCGTTTACGGCTTTACTGCTCCAGCCTCTCCATCTATTCAACTTAAATCTGAAATGGCTGAATGGGTCAGAGACTCTGGTAAGGCAAGTTGGAAACAGGCTTGGTATGGATTACTTGAAAAGAATAATGGTGATACCAATGCTGCTATGGCAAAGTGGGTAGAGTTATATCCTAATCAAGTTCCATATACTGTATCCGAATCAGAGCGTAAAACAGTAGGATACTTCCAATCAGCAGAAGATTCTGGAAAGTTTGTTGAAGAAAACACTGATCTATTTGATACCTATAGAGAAGGCGCTGCCTTCTTAATACCGCACAAGGGCGCATTTTCTTGGGATGCTTATAGAACTATGAAGTCTATGGGCTTACGAGAGAACAAGCGAGTAGAGGACTATCTACTAGAAGTTCAGACTGCAGCAGGTGTTCAAACCTACTTTGATAAAAAGGATGAGTTTGATAATTCATTAGCAGGTATCTCAGATCCTTCTATTAGAAAGATCTTACGTCAACAATGGAATCAATGGAAAGATACCTTTAACGCTGGACAACCACTAGTAGGAGAGTATCTAGGTAAGGGCAGAGAAAAAGAAATAGAGCGAGTTAACGCTCTAGATGATCTATCTGCAATGCTAGATGATCCTAAATTTGCTAACGTTAGACCTCAGACTCAAGAAGTATTAAGAGGAATGGTACAGGCTTACAAAGATTATCGTAAGCAACAGGAAGTCTTTGAATTGGTCGGTGGTAATGCTGACATTATAGATATCCTTAAAGTTAGTACTTTACAAAGAATAAAAGAGTTATCAGGCTTTAATGAAAACACACAAGCAGCATATATGTCTATATTTAGTAGATTGTTAGGGGAATAGTAGTGGCTCTTACTTTAGAACAACAACAGCAACAGCTTTTTAAACTTAAAGCTGAGTTGGATAATCTTAAAAAAGAGCAGGCTACTTTAAAGGGAAGAACTCAAGGTGGTTTATTAAAGAAGTTTGATCCTAGTCTTCCTGCTAGTAAAACAATATTAGCCCAATTAGCAAGTAAGACTGCTGAAGTTAATGCTAAGCAAGCAGACTATGATGCTTTAAATAAAACTTTTAATGCTGCAAAGGCTGATACTAAGACAGTAAGTGAGGTCGGTAGTGCTGATGAGGCTCGTAAAGCAGCCTTAGCTGGTTATGGTCCTGATCAAATTGCAGAGTATCGTGCTTTTGTCGCTAAACAGTTAGCAGATAAAAAGGCTAAGAAACAAGCACAAGATAATGTTAAAGAAGGTGAAGTCCAAAGCCAAGAACTTACTGCTGAACTAGTTAGAGCAGGCACAGATCTTGCACAGGTATTAAATGATCAACAAAGAGTTGATTTAGCTGCCCAGTTAAATATAATGTATGGGATTAATCTTCCATTAAATGGAAAATACTCTCCTGCTTTAAAAACAGCCTATCAAACATTTCTTCAAAACAAGTACCAACGTTCTTTGGACGAAGGTAGAACATTATCTAATATAGAATTTTTTACAATTGGCACCAAAGAAGGAACCTATAAACAAACCGGTGCTGGTGGACCAGATATATTTGCATCAATATCTGATCCTACTCAAGCTGCTTCTACTATCAGATCTGTATTTAAGGCTGAGTTAAATCGTGAACCAACTGCTGCTGAGTTAACTAAATATACAAAATCATTACAGGCTGCTGAGAGAAGAAACCCGTTCAAGACCGTCAATGGTATTAAAACTGGTGGTTTAGATAAAGCTCAGTTTATAACTGGTGAACTTCAGGAACTTCCAGAGTTCGCTAAAAAGAAAACAGACAAAACTGCCCTCACTAGTCAGTCAATACTAGGTACTGCTAGGGCTAATGGTGTAACTCTAAACCAAGCCCAACTTGATTCCCTTGCTAATAGAGTTCAAGATGGTACAGATATCAAAGCAATTAACAATGAAATTCGTGGCATTGCAGGATTAGGTATGCCAGAAAAGGTACAGAAGTTACTGTCCGAAGGTGTAGATCTTGATACTATTTACTCACCTTATAAGAATGTTATGGCTTCTATTCTAGAACTAAACCCTAAATCAATTGACCTAAAGGATCCAACATTAAGATCTGCATTTGGACCAGACAAGGAAACATCTATCTATGACTTTGAGAAAACATTACGCAAGGATTATCGCTGGCAATACACTGATAATGCCAGAAGAGATGTTTCTAATGTCGCACTTAAAGTCCTTAGGGACTTTGGATTTCAGGCCTAACTATGTCTACTAACTTTGTATACGGCTCAGGTAATCCTTTATTCAAGGAACCTAAAAAAACTACACCTAAAACTACACCTAAAACTACTGAAACTAAAGCACAGATTGATGCGAGAATTGCTGCTAATACTCAAAAATTAGTAGAAGAATTAAAACCATTACAAGAAAAATATGGTATTGATCCAGATACTGGTGGTCCTATAGTTCCTGCTGGCGCAGGGGGTGCTTCTGGTGGTGTTACTGGTGGGTCCACTTTAACTGATGAGCAAATAAGAGAGAATGAACGGGCTTATCAAAGACAACAAGATGCTGCTGCTGAGGCAGAGAAGAAACGCAGAGCAGGTCAATCTGCATATGATATTTTATTAGCAGAGTTTAATCAGTATGGTTTAGGAACCCTAGTAGAACCATTAAAGGGTTTGATAGTCTCAGGTCCATCTGAGGCAGAGTTGACCTTAGCATTACGTCAAACAGATGCCTATAAGAAACGTTTTGCTGCTAATGCTCAACGCATAGCTAGTGGTCTTAGAGCCTTATCTGAAGGCGAGTATGTACAACTAGAAGATCAGTATCAAAACATTATGCGTAACTATGGATTACCTGCATCTTATTACACTAAGGATGCTACTGGTAAACAAGAGGGATTTGAAAAGTTTATTGCTGGAGATGTGTCTCCTACTGAGTTGGAAGATAGAGTAGTTACAGCACAAAAGAGAGTGATTAATGCACCTGCTGAAGTAACTACAGCGTTAAAGCAATTCTATCCTGATATTACTAATGGCGATATCCTTGCCTATACTCTAGATCCATCTAAGGGATTAGCAGAAATTAAACGTAAGGTAACTGCAGCAGAGATTGGTGGCGCAGCACTTGGTGCTAGATTAGGCGCAACTGTAGGTAGAGCAGAAGAACTTGCTCGCTATGGAGTAACTGCAGAAACTGCTAGAGCAGGATTTGGTGCTATCGGTGGTGGATTAGAGCGAGGTTCACAACTTGCTAATATCTATCAACAACAGCCTTATACACAGACATTAGCTGAAGAAGAGGTCTTTAATCTTCCAGGACAAACAGATGCTCAAAGAAAACGTAAGAAGATTATTGGATTAGAGCAAGCAGAATTTGCTGGACAAACTGGTATAACCAGTGGAGCACTAGGCAGAGAACGAGCCGGCTCCTTTTAACTAAGCCTGCTGTCAGAACGACTGGCCTGACAGAGAGATAACAAGACCAGTAGTAGGAGCCATACAGAGATCCCCGAACTGTATGAGGCCTGCGACAACTACAACGAATGGGAGATGGACTATGTCCAACTACGACTACGAGGATGATGACGATACAGATACAACAACTGAATCGTTAAGCAATGATCTCGTTAAACAACTACGCAAGGCTAATAAGCAAAAAGATAAAGAGTTGGCAGATCTTAAATCCAACTTTGAATCTTTAAATAAAGCGCAAAGAGAACGAGCAATCAAAGACACCCTTTCAAGTCGTGGGGTAAATCAGAAGATCGCTTCATTTATCCCACAGGATATAGACCCAACTGAGGAGTCTGTATCAAAATGGTTAGAAGCAAACGCAGATGTGTTTGGACTTCAAACCGAAACACCCCAACAACCTAATGTAGATCCTGCTCAAGCGGCAGCGTATAAGAAGATGAGTGCAGCAACTGAGGCTGGTATGACACCAGATCGCAGTA